AAGAAATATGTATAACCTTCCATAGGAATACCGAAACGTTTTGCTAGAATATCGTTTCTAGTAGCCGGAGCCTTTTCAGCTCTATCCACATCCAACTGATAAGTTTCATAACTAACAGTTTTTCCGATGTTAGGATTTGCTTTTATCCATTTATCCGGTTCAGCCACTTCATCAAGTGAATCTAGCTTATACCAGAATATGGATACGTGAGGATTTATGTATTCACCTTTAAGAATGTCCATTAACTCCATTTTGACTGTATCGCCAGGTCCGTTACGTACTGTACCTTCTGAACTAACAGCAACAATTAAATAGTCTTCATTCTTAGACGCACCTTGTTCAAGAGCACCTATAACATCCTCTCTAATATCTCCCGATAACCATTCGTCAACAGTATTGATTCTACTATTCAAACCTTGAAGTTTATCAATAGTCATCGGTCTAATCTCAACTAGGGAACCAGTAAGAAAGTTTTCTATACCCTTTTTGGTTGAGGTTAATTTAACTCTGTTAGCTTTAGATCCAGTAGTATTATTAATTGATCCCTCAGTAAGGAATTTAAATAACGGTCCTCTTGATCTAGTAATGGAAGTTCTCATTGGTGCTAATACTTCCTCGGCTTGCTTCATTGTTGGAGCAGTATGTACTTGGTGAGTTGTGGAAGTATCGACATTAAGAAAGTAACTATGAATATACGATTCGTATTGAGATTTAGCAGCACCTCTTGCTATAATGAGATACTGTTTATTAATTAATCTTTTCTTAATTCGTTTATTAACATAATGTCCACCATGCCCATCAGGAGATGGTTCATAAACACTTCTTTCAACAAAGTAATACCATCCGAAAATCTGCTCAGCCCATAACTTAAAACTGTCGAGAAGTTTTAGATCTTCACCGTCAGTTAGAGTTAATTCATTTTCGCAATACGCAATAAAACCCTGGACAGCTTGGTCATCGTACCAAATCCCAGGGTTAGCTATTAACGCATCTATTCGATTCATCTCCATAGAGATTTCTTCACATACTGGTATTTCGCCCCTAATAACAGCATCACGAAACATTCCGTAATACTTTGGCGTCGCAGTATTTGATAACGCCATATTTTTCTCCTTTACTATCTAACAACTCTTTTACCAAGTTTATCTATAACAAAATCAGCAGCTTTCTTATAATTTTTAGCAGCAACTTCGATAGTGCCTAAAGTCATTCCAGTAGCTATAAACGCTTGAACTACTTTTTGACCAGTTACTCTTTTACTTGATAGATCAACATATCTTCTCTCTAGTTCAAGACGGTCGTTAGCTTCCCTAAGTTCTTTATTAGTCATTTGATTGACTTTTTTCTTTCGAATTTGAGCTACATTTTTGCTATCTTCACTACGTTTATCTATTTTAGGTTTTCTTGTTCTAAGCGTAGGTTTTCCAATCTTAGATCTAGATTTTCTTCTACCCCACTTCATACCTAGTACTCCGTAATGGTATAATTCGTCAGTGTGTCTATACTCCCACATGTCACACCTCCTTATCTTCTATTAATTCCTGTAAATTGTTGCTTTACAAAATCGTATCTAATTGTCTTTAAATCTACCGAAGAAAGAAATCTTTTACCTTCTTTGACAGCTGGAACCCACATTGGAGCTGTCATAGCAGCCGATATAGCTAATCCTCCGACTTTTCTTAATGTCCTATTAGCTCTTTCTTTTCCAGCAATACTATTATTTACGGCTAAATTAATAGCAGAACCTTCTCTAGATGTTGATTTAACTTTATACATAGACTTAAATTGATTACCATCTAACATATACGTTCCATATTTTCTAGCATGTTTTGCCTTTTTTATATCGTATTTATAATTTTGAATTTTTACAGTATCATTATTTTTCTTCGCTTCTTGTAATTTCATTTTTCGATCAATTACATATGCTTTGTTAGCAATTCTTGCATATTTAGTAGTTCCAACTTGTCTCTTTTCTATCATATCGTCGCGTTTAGCTTTTAATTTTTGAGCTCTTCTCTTACCCCACTTCATACCTAGTACTCCGTAGTGATATAGTTCGTCGGTATATTTATATTTCCACATATCACACCTCCTTACTATTTTAATTCAGCTTGAACATTCAATCGCCATTCTAATTTATTGATTTCCTGTTTGTATGCTTCCATGACCGCACCATTAGTTGGAGGATCGAATATTATTCTAACTCTTAAATATATATAAGTTTTTACAGCTTCTAGATTTTTATCGCTTGGAAGAAATTCACTCCATGCATCCGCTACATTATCTATTTTAAATCCATCTTCTGGACCTACTCCCAATTGTTGTAAATCCATTAATACTGAATTTATATGTATCATTATATCGGTATCGAAATGAGTGTATTCTTCTGCGATACCTAGCAGCTTTTTAATAGAGGTTAATATACTTTCATTCATTATTCAGTACCTCCGCCAAGAGATGCGATAGCAGCCGCTATAGCGTCATCTACATATTTCTTAGTAGCTGGATTATAATCTTCAGATGGTGTATAAGCTGTTGTGTTACTACTTGTTAATAGATCGTTTAAAACAGTGCGTTTAACACCACTTGCATTTGTACCGTATATACGGTATATAGCGCAACTTTCGATATTAGTTCTACCACATAAACATATACCATATTTTGAATCTCCATTTGTTGTACCAACCATTAATAGTGATTCAGAACCGCCATTAGCATTGATGTATGAATTATTTATCATACAATTACCTATCATAATATAATAACCGATATCAAGATCTTGTATTGTTCCGTTAAAATCTTTTATAACCTTAATACCATTACTAGCTCCATCACTATTTTGAACATTCACATTTGTATATGAGTAAACTGTAGTTTCAGTTTGTGTTCCATCATCGGCAGTTTCTGTTACCGTTTCACTTATCACTTCATAGAAATAGCCTTTAGTATAAGTCTCATTGGTATCTCCGATATACTGATACACCTTGCCTAGATTACTAGACGACGCTGTAGGTAAAGTACTCATTTGTACTATTATATCTTTAGTTTTGTCATCCACATATTTCTTAGTAGCTGGGTTATAATTTCCAGTTGGAGTAAATGATATACTATTTGCTATAGGCAGGAACTCATATGTATGTGGGCTAGATATGGTAGCTTTCGTAACTGTTACTGTGTTATCACCATTATCAGTAACTGTCAGATTTAGTGTACAAATATTCATCTGTGGAAAATATTTACGAATTGTCCATTCACTTCTGAATGATACGCCTTCTATACCATATGATGTATTATTATTCTTATAAATTCTATAATATATCTCAGGTGGATCATCATAATATGATGCATCTGTTGAAACTTGCCCAATAATTACTATGGCGCTTTTTGTATGCCCGCTTGCAATGTAATCATTCAATATTTTGGTAAAAATATTAAAAGCTTCTTCTGTCTTATAAGTATTCCAATTAAACGAATATACTGGGGTATCGCCTTTAGTAGATACCATATAATCTGTATATTGTTTAGTAGCTGGATGATAATCAGCTGTTGGCGTATATGAACTAATATTATGTTTAGATAAATAATTTTCATTACTTGCATATTGACGAGAGACTTGACTTGCTGCAAATACTCCATCAGTCCAAGCTCCATAAATTCTAATATATGTATTAGTCATACTACTATCAGTTAAGAAATAAGCATTTTGTTGATTAACAACACTAAATAGTTCATCAGCTTGTTTAGTATAATCATTGCTGTATACTATATTTACAGCTAATGGTCTTTTACTTTGGTAAGCATGGTTAACAAGTGCTGATAAATTAGCTTTACCTGTACTATTGCTTATATTACCAATCGAATTGGAAGAGAAATAGATCTCTACATCGTATACTTCTAAAGAAAGTTCGGTATCTATATAATCACTAATTTCATCGGTAGTAGAATAGTCTTCCAAGTAAGATTTTAATTTTGTTGAATTTATCATGGTGTCTTCTTTGTAATTTATACTTCCAACATTTGTTGCCGATGTAACAACACCATTACTCATTGACATATTCTTTATGAAATAATAATATTTTAGCGTTGTCGTTGTAACATTACTAAGTGAATATGTTCTAATGGTTGTTTCTGTTATAGATCCTGTACCACTTTCTGGTAAAGTTAGTACTGTGTCAATATATTGCGGATATAGTGCTGGATCAGAAGCGCACATACGTAATCTAAATTTATAATCACCATTATCATATGCTTTCTGTACAGCGGCTAAAATATTTTTACCAGCTTGTGACGTTGAATAAATAGAGTCTGGCGAGGCGGTAGTTCTACTATAAACATCTTTAGCTATATATATTTTACAACCTGGTTCATTTTGATCTATTAAAACTTCTATTTCATCTTTTGTGTAGTAATTAGTTAGATCAACATCTGCTCCAGATGTGTCTATATTAGCTATAGCATCATCTACATATTTACTGTCTACGAAATTACTATCATTTTCTAATTGACTAGTTTTAGTTGGTATATTCAATGAAGCAATATCTTCTTCAGTAAAATAATCAACGCCTTTTACTGGAGTGTATCCATCTTCACCATCTTTACCATCAACACCATCTTTACCATCAACACCATCTTTACCATCAACACCATCTTTACCA